GCCGAGGAACTCCTGTGGCGCTGGTGCCGTTATGGCTGGAACTTCCGCCAGATCGGAAAGAAGCCACAAGCGGTCCAGGACTGGCACGGAGCCCGGATCAAGCGCGAGATGGATATGATCCTCGGCAAGAAGCTTCCTGACTTCTTTCTGTTTACCTCGGATACGATCCGGTGGGCCAAGGACAACGGCGTGGTTATCGGTCCGGGCCGTGGGTCGACTGCGGCTAGTGACGTAGCGTACCTAACCCGCATTACGGAGGTAGACCCGCATAAGTACCCAAGCATGATCTTTGAGCGCTTCCTTGACGTTACCCGGCACGACCCGCCCGACATTGACGTCGACTGCTCGGACGAGCAGCGCTATATGGTCCGGGATTACCTCGCCTATAAGTATGGCGCGGCCTGCGTAGGCCACATCGGGAACTTCATTAAGTACAAGGCCAAGAACTCGCTCAAGGATATCGGCCGGGTATATCAGATCCCGATGTGGGCCATAGAGACGATCGCTAACCTTGCGATTGAGCGGAGCGGTGGCGACTCGCGAGCCGACGCTACCCTGACGGATACCTTTGAGATGTTCCCGTCCGCTCGCGAGGTACTAGAGCAGTTCCCGGACATCCTGAAGGCCGCGCGGCTTGAAGGCAATTACCGTGGGCTCTCGATCCACGCCTGCGGCCTTATGGTAGCGAACTCCCCGCTGACCGATGTCTGTGCGGTCTATACCGGGAAGGACGGCGAGCAGGTAGCCTCCATTGACAAGATTGACGCGGAGTACATTGAGGCGCTTAAGCTTGACTTCCTGGGGCTCTCAACTCTAGGCATTATCGCTCGCTGCCTCCGGATGGCCGGCCTTACGCTCGCGGACCTCTATGCGATCCCGGATACGGACGAGAGCGCGCTCAACGTATTCCGGAAGAATGACCTTGTCGGTATCTTCCAGTTTGCCGGCCGCGCTACCCGGCTCGTTAACCGGGACGTTGCGCCGGAGCACTTCTGGCATATCGTCTGTATTAATGCGCTCTCGCGTCCGGGTCCTCTGTTCTCCGGGCAGACGGCGGAATTCATAGAGGTCCGGCACGGCCGGGCCGTCCCGACCTCGCTCCATCCGATTGTGGATGAGATCACCAAGGACACGTACGGCCAGATGATCTTCCAGGAGCATATCCTCCGCTGCCTCAAAGAGATCGGGAACCTTGACTGGACGAACGTCCATCATATCCGGCGCATTATCGCGAAGAAATCCGGCCAGGCCGCCTTCCAGCAGAACTTTGATGCCTTCGCTCAGGGAGCGGCCGACCTTCATGGAATCGATCACGAGCTAGCCGACCAGATCTGGCACCGGCTCGTAACGGCCGGGACCTATGCCTTCAACGTGGCGCACGCCGTTAGCTATTCCCTCCTCGCGTTCTGGACCGCGTGGCTCAAGGCCCACTACCCGCTAGAGTTCTATGCGGCCTGCCTTCAGAAGGCGAGCGGTGACAAAGAGCTGACATTCCGGCTCCAGCGCGATGCGCTCGCGCATTCGATTGATATCAAGCCGCCGCAGCTAGGGATTAGCACCCAGACCTGGACGCCGCATTACGAGATCAACGAGCGTCGGCCGGAGCTAAGCCGCATGGAGCTGGTGGCGGGCTGGTCGGCCGTTCCGGGGATCGGAGCGGCTAAGGCTCCCGCGCTCGCGGAGCGCGCCGCTACGGCCCTAGAGTGGAAGGACCTAACAGAGGTCCCCGGCATCGGTGACAAGACCGTAGAGACGATCCGGCGCTTTTCCGGAGCCCGTGACCCGTTCGGGCTCTACCGGACGGAGCGCAAGCTAAAGGCCGTCCATCGCTGGCTGAAGGCCCAGAAGGCCATTCCCCTGCCGACCCACGACGGGAACTCCCTAGCCATTATGAAGGTCCCGGACTGGAGGCAGAACGGAGGCCGGTTTACCCCTGGACCGCTCGTGGTTTACTTTGGGGTAGTAAGGCGAGTCGAGTACAAGGACGTCATAGAGGACGAACGGAGCCGGACGGGCGAGGAGATAGAGGAGATCATCAAGAGGCTTAAGCGCCCGGACCTCGCGAAGCGCGCAACGCTTCATATGTACGATACGAGCGATGAGGAGGTTTACGCCCGTGTTAACAGATGGCGTTTCCCAGAGCTAGTGAGTACGCTAGAGCGAATCCGCATCAACAATGATGTAGTGGTAATACTGGGGAACCGTATAGCCGGGTTTGGTACCCCAATCCGAACAGAACGGATATGGGTCATCGACCCAGCCTAGAGGGAGAACAAATGACTACGATCGAAGAACGCAATGATCCGGTCCAGACCCTGCCGGAGATTGCCCGCGTGCCGCATCCAGACGACATGGATCTGGAACTATTCATCAAGCACTTCGCAGCGAGACACGCGGACTCTCTCCCGAAGGACTACCGGCTATCATCAGCCAATATGACTCCATACGTGGAGGACTGCTGGCGACGTTTCCACGAGCGGCTCCACCGGCTCCGGACCGGACCCAACGGCGGGTACGAGCACGAGCACAAGGTGCCGGCTTCAAGGAGCAAAAGATGAATGAGGAAGATGATGCCCTAGCCCGGCTCGCGGCAGGCTACAAGGCCCAGCGCGCGGACGGCGACCCTAACCGGACGGAGTACGGATTCATGATAATCCTTACCTGCCCGAATACGATGGACCGGGAGGCTGTGGAGCGCGACCTCCGGAACTCCGTAGAGTTTGGCCAGCCGGTCATCGCACTCCTGTACGATGTCCCGGCTCCGCGCCCGGTAGAGGTGGCCAGGACGCAGGGCGCGCGGCTCTAGGAAGCTCTCTAAGCCGCTGGGCTCCGGAGGGTAGGCGGGTACCCGTCCGGAGCCCGGAGAGGCCCGGAGGATCGATCTCCGCTCGCTCGCGGGCTCTCCGGGCCGGATTAGCCGTCCGCGAGCGTCCCGGATCGCTGCTGCCCCTAGCGTTTCCCTCCATTCCGGGCTAGGGTCAGCCCCGTCAGCGGGAGGCTCGCCAGGCGACGGAGGCGAGATAATGACCAGAGGTAATCACTCCGACCTCATATCAGAGAATGGCCCGTGGTATGACCCGCGAGGCCGAGACACCCTAAGCCCATCAATCCTTAGCAGACCGGCTCCAGGGCATCCGCCCGGACGCCATAGACGTAGTGGGGTCCCAGAAGTCATCGACATACCGCAGCCCGCGAGGAAGATACGGCCAAAGTACATCGTAGCCGCAACGCTGACGGCACTCCTCGCGGTTCCTGCTTTCTGGATGGCGGACTACATAGCGACGCACGACGGACCGGGAACGGTCCCGGAGGTAACCCGGACGGCCTACCTGCCGATGACCCTCTACGGGAACGGGCGGCAGAAGCCAATCTGCGTATTCATTACGCAGTCCGGGAAGGCCTGGAAGGCCTGGGCGGTCAACTCACCCTGCGAAGTGGCATTGGGACAAGCGGGTCCGGCCCATCTGCCGTCCGCTGGATCATAGCCCCATAGACCGGCCCTGGCTTCCGGCCGGGCTTCTGCCAGACTCCCCGGAACGGAGCCCGGTAATAGCAGGTCCACTGATAGGGCTTGACGGCCGCATACGCGGAGATTAGGACGGCCCTAGGACGCATCCGCGCCATAACCTCATTCTCCCACTGGACCTCGTACTCGTCATCCTTGAACGGCCGGGCCGTATAGACGATGTCCGCGTCCTCCCAGGGCGGGTGCGATTCCCGGAGGTCCCACTCAATCACATTGACGTTTAGGTCGCGAGCCTGGGCTATGTATTCCTTATTGATCTCATAGCCATACTCACTCATCCCGAAGTGATAGCGGGCGAGATAGAGCTTTGTACCGATACCAGGACCGGCCTCCATAAGCGTCAGCCTACGGAGGCCGTCCATGGCGAGCGAGCGCGCGACCTCTAGCATGCGCGCGTACTCTGCTATCTCAAGCGGGCTCCATCGCCACATTTCCGGGTCCGGCTCCGATAGCTCCCGCTCTTTTGCGAGCTGAGCCATCTCAAGTTGGTGAAGCTCCGGGAGAGATAGCATTCCCACTGGTGCCCCTAATTGTTCTCGACGGTTACATCACCGACCGTGACATTGACGGTTGAGCCGCTCGCGTCGGTATAGGTGACCTGGCCGGCCGCGCGGATATCATCTGCGGTCTTTGCTGCCTCCTCTAGGCTCTCGAACCTATGAAGGGTCAGTTTTACCTCTGGCACTCTTCTTGCCTTTCCGTGCCGGGTCCGGTAGCTCTATCTCTACCTGGACCGGATAGCGCTGGCCGTCCACGAGGACGGCTCCGTTAATTGTAACGGTCACGGCACTACGGCGGTGAACTCCGCATCGCTACCGCCTTGCTGGAAGGTCAGGCCGTCGCAGGTCGGGACCTCGTACGAGACGTCTGCGGCCGGAGTTCCCGGAAGCGTAACCTGAGTGGTGACGTTGTAGGCCGTTTCCCCGACCACGACCTGTCCCCGGATCGTCGCACTGCTGGGATCCAGGGGATCGTTCCCATCGACAGAGTAGGTGACGGTAATGGTGTCGCCGTGGGCCGGAGCCGAATTGTCGACGTTGATATCACAGCTGACGGCCACGGCTACCTCGCCTTGGGCGTAGAGCCCGGAGGCCCGGAGGCTGCTTCTGCGTCGTGCCGTCCCTCGTGCGCGTCCAGCTTGTCCGTCGAAACGAGCGCGAAGCAGGTTCCGCACTGCTCGACTTCAACGCGGACCTCGCCGCCTCCCTCGTTGCTTGTGAGCGCGAACACCGCGAGGTAGCTTCCGTCTCGCGGTTCGCTTGGTACGACTGATGTAACATCCATGATCTCCCTTTCTGTTCCTTTGATCCCTAACGTGCGTCGCCTTTCTTGCTAGACCACCTCCAGTTCCCGCCGCTGGCCGACCGGCGATAAGTACATACGTCGCCGGAGGAATTGACATACGTGATGACTAGCTCACCAGTACCGGGGTTGTAGGTGATATCAGCTCCGCTCCGGACGCTGTTCGGTTCCTGCGTCGGGTCGCAGGCCGCCCAGGACTGGGCTCCCGGAGCGAGGTAGTTGACCTTACCGTCCGTCCAGACGCAGGCCGACCATTCCCGCCACTCGCCATCGATTGCTGTTGATGCAGTCATGAGGAGTCCTCCCGTTCCTGAAGCGGAGCCTCCGCCACCGCCCCATTTCTTGGCCTTGTCGATGACTACGTCCATCGGGAATCCGGAGCCGCAGTCGTGGTGCCCGGAGCCCCAGGAGCCGAAGTTAACGTGCTCGCAGATTCCGCGCACATTCGGGTCCTGGGCCTGATAGTCGTTTAGGACCGTCCAGGGAATGTTGTACTTGTCGACGCAGTAGCGGACCCATTCCGCCGCGTTGTCGATAAGGACGGCCTTCTGGTTGAGCCAGGTAGAGCGCGACCACGAGGCGTAGGCGCATAGCTCTAGGCTGAGGCAGTACGGATTGGCATTCCCCTGCGTCCACGCCTTGTGGTTCTCATAGACGTAAGCGCCGAATACGCTGCGCTCATAGTTGTCCGCGCCGTGGTGACTAGAGCAGCCAGCCGAGGGATTCTGGAACCAGGCTCCAAGGTCCCGGATCTTCATCGCGCCTTCTGTGGTATGAAGGACGATCTTGTTGTACGGACCTCGCGAGGTCGAATAGTGCGGAGAGGGTATCCAGACTTCTCTCACTTGTAGTCCTCCGTCTCCAGTCCCTCCAGGAACTCCCGGTAAGCCCGGAGCCGGTCCCGGAACCGGGGATCATCCTCCAGCCTTGTGCCCCAGGGTTCCGCCTGGTCCTTCTCTGGGGGCTCCGGGAGCGGGTCCACTCGCTCTAGCTCTACCTCGCCTCTGTCTAGCTCTTCTGAGGTAAAGAGTTCGCCGGAGCGGACCAATCTCTTGTTCATGTCCACCTCCTCCTCATTCCTATTTTACGCCACCCGTATTGTCTCAACGATTACGAACGCGAGGACGGCGGCCTGGAGCAGGAACCAGCCTATCAGGATTAGCCGGATCATGGCCTTGTTAAACGGGTCGCTACCATTGCCCAGGTCTATCTGGACCATTTCCCTCCTAGAAGTCGAGTGGGTAACTGGCTCCGTCGATATAGCAGACGCCACCGTTAATGGCGCCAGGGAATCCCTCTAGCTTGACCGTTCCATCGGTCCCGATATGCATCCTTGGGAGGCCGGGCGAGGTAGAGCTATTGCCATAGTCCGGCGACTGGGACATACTGACAATCGGAATGAACTTGTCGCCCTGCGGCCGGTAGATAGGCGGCATGGTCGCGATCGTAACGTTGTTGTATGACCCGGAGGTCGCGAGCTGGATCAGGCCGCCAAAGATAACCATCCGGTCCGGAGTCATCTTGTAATTGACGCCTCCGGTAAATGGGCCCGGAGCGCTGATCGTATGCCACACGTCGTTCAGGATCGTCTCCCGGTTATCGGTAAGGGCCGAGAGCGCGCCGGACGAGGCCGAGGTCCAGTAGCAGATAGGCAGGTCCCAGATCCCCGTAGGAGTCCGCTGAAGGACGGGCAGGACCGGCGAGCCGGACGGGCTCCCCTGGATGATCCAGGGCGCAACGACGGTTGGCGAGGTTGTGGCCCCACGGGTCAGCCGGAGGACGAGACGATCAATCCGGTTCTGTGCGGACGCAGCCGGGATCGCCGTGCTAAAGCTCGCGTCTGCGCGCCAGAGCTGCCCCCTGATAACCGCATTCCCGGCCGCAGCGACAATGTTCCGGCCCGGAACATCGAATGAGGCAGTAAAGGCCCCAGGCCCGTCTACTGCGTCCTTGGCTCCGACGCACGAATGGAAATACTCCCATTCCGACGTTGTCGATAGCTGGGTGAATGAGCTAGGCCGTGCGTCGTATGTAGCCATGATTCCTCACTTAGTCGCTAGCTTTTTCTCCAGAGCGCGGATTCGCGCAGTCAGCTGGCCGATAACCTTCTGGTCCGTCGCCGTCGCGTTCGCGGAATTCCCGATGCTTGGGACAACGGAGTAAACCGGGTCGGCAGACGGGTCGGCCGTCAGCGTCACAGAGCTAATGACGTCCTGATAGGTAACTCCGGGCCGGACCTCTACCGTGACTATGTCACCTAGGTAATAGTCGCGGCCGAACGTCAGGAACGGGATATCAGCCACGGTCGCGTCAATGCTTGGGCCAAAGCCTCCGGCCGCGAGCGCTTGTTGAGCCGTGGCATTCAGGTTGTTCGCGTCCGTCTCGCCGGAGCTATCCGTATAAGCCTCAATCGCATTTAGGGCCGTCCGCGCGGCCGCAGTCTTCTGTACGAACGTAGTGGAGCCTCGCACAAGCGAGTCCGTAAGCGTCGGATCGGTCAGTGACAGGCTGACGGCCGTCAGGTTACCAAGGTCCCGGCTAAACCAGGCTTTGCCAGTAAGATTGCGCGGCACATAGACGTCAAACTTAAGCCGCTTACCGGAGCGGTAGACCTGGACTCCCATCGCGGAGCCCGACTGCGCTATTAGTGCCCGGATCACATCCATGAGGTTGAGGCTTAGGTCCTGGAGGAACTTGACTGTATAGCTGACGAGGTTACCGCGCGAGGAGTCGGCCACGATATCCAGGAGTGAGTTCTTCCGGGCCGTAATAGCGCTCGGCCCAAGGTTGAGGTTCACATAGTGCTTAATGGCCGTCTCTAGCCGGACGGAGCTTACCGGGTCCGTGGCTCCAGCCGTCTGGGACGACCACGCCACGGCCGGATTAGGGTACGCAATCCGGTTCGCAACGAGGCCGAGGTAATCGGCTCCGCTCAGCGTAATGAACGGCCCGTTGACGGAGCCGGACCCGCTCCGCGAGCCCGGTATGGAATCCGTATAGCCGGGCTGCTCGCATTTACCGCCGAATACAAAGAGGCCGCGCCAGTTGATCTCCACGATAAAGTCTCCGGCCATCATCTGAGCCCACAACGCGTCGGTATAGGGAACTACCATAGACCAGGAGCCGACCGCGTTGTAATAGAGCTGAGCCGTCAGCGTGACAAACTGGAGCGGGCCAAGCGCCACAAGCGAGCTATTGTAGAACTGGACGAGGACGGATTCCTGCGAGCCCGCCTGCGGAGGCACATAAGCCAGAGGCGGATTGAGTACTCCGCTCGCGGCGGATACGTTCTGGGTCCAGGCATCGACCGGGATGATTGCCATTATGCCCGCAGCCACCTATTCGTCCAGGTTACCGATATGCTGGTATTTACCGTAGAGCCCGCCATAGTGATGTTAATCCGGTTGTCGCCGGCCATAAGGCTCCAGAGGTCCCGGAGCGTCGATAGCACAAGCTGGTCCCAGACGTTCGCGCTCGTTGTCAGGTTTACCGCGTACTGGGTTCCGGGCTTGGTCGTTACCTGAACTACCTGCCCGGCCGGGATAGAGGTATTCAGGGCCCATTGCCGGCCAGTCGTCAGGTTCTTAATTGTTGGGGTTCCGGGTCCGGTAATGTTCCAGATAGGCCAGGCCTGCGAGTTCCCCTGGTTCGTGATAACCGCATCGCCAAGGATCGTCCCGCCCGTAATCGCGACCGGGAGGACCGGCAGGATTCCGGTCGCATTGTTGAGTGAGTAGACAAGGTTATTGGCAGCCAGGTCACTCCAGTATGGGTCCGGAGTCTGGAGCGTAAACGAGTAGAGGCAGGAGAACAATCCAACGTCCGGCGTATTCATCCCAGACGTACAGTAGACCGGAATCTGCCGCGTGGAGCCATCCGGCCTCTGGATCTGGATATAGCCCGGAGCCGGGAGCCCGTTCCGCCTATTGAAGAAGGCGCGCGTTAGCCGGTCCAGTATGTCATAGTAATCGTCCTGCGAGTCCGAGGCCGGGTAACCCACTCCAATAGCCAGCGCTATTGCGCCTGGCTGCGGCAGGACAAGGTTCGCATAAGCCGTCCCGTCAAGCATCGGAATGACCTGAAGCGCAGTCGGGAGTCCCTCAATACCAGCAATACCCGCGCAGGCATAGCCATTCGTCATTGACATGTCATTGAGGTCCCAGGTATTCCCGTCTGGGTCAATGTAGTAAATCCCGAGTGGGGTGACATCGCCCATTAGGACCTCCGTCCCTGACGCTGTAGGCTGCCGTCCGTAATCGCCATTGCGGTAAAGGCCGACCGGACATGGCTCTCTATGGCGGCTCCGGTCAGGCCGTCGAAGTGAGCGTGATAAGCTACTGCGGAGCCGTCGCCTCCGCGTGGCCGGCCTCCGGGGCTGACCCATTCCGGCCCGCGCTCGCCAAACCTATACATTAGGCCGGTACCTAGGCCGAACCCGACGATGGGCTCTGTAACCGGGCCTCCGTCCGCGTAGCCGTGGCCGGAGCCTAGGGCTCCGAGCCCTGGCCCATAGACGTGCCTCGCGTAGTTAATGGCGGCTGCGATATTCGCGAGCGGGTCATAGATATTCCAGCTCGTGCCCGGTACGTGATAGGCGGCAAAGGTAGAGCCGATTACCTGCATAAGTCCCTTGGACGGGTCGCCTCGCTTAGCGTTTATGTCCCACAGGTTAATGGCATTCGCATTGCCTCCGCTCTCCGTTTGCATCTGATAGAGGACCCGGCCAAGAAGAGCCTGGGACATACCAAGCATTGACAGAGCCTGGGACGCGACTCCGGACCAGCGTGAGACTCCGCTACCGCCACCGCCTCCGATAAGGTGACTAAAGAAGCTGCCGAGAGAATGCCAAGCGGAGCTAACAAAGCTCGTTAGCTGACTCAGTACCGACTTATGAATGCCGGCCGCACTCGGGATATGGAGCCCTGGGATAAGTCCTCCGGCCGCGAATCGCTTGGTACGGATAGCCTCCATGAAATCGATCCCGTAATGGCTAACGGAATCAGCAGGCTGCATAAACTCACCGCGAGAGGCCCATATAGGCACATCGTCCGCGCGAGGTCCGGAGCCCCAGGGAATCAGGCCTCCTGATGCCTTCCCGTACTGGGACCGGAAAGCGGGCGAGGCTATTGACTGCTGGGCCGGTGCCATCTTGACGCCGACATTGATTGTGCGGTCATGGATTCCCGCGAGCGAGCCATTCACATTATCCCGGAAGCCATTGAACTTATTGGAGGCATCCCGGAGCTTGCCGCCGATACCGGGAATCCAGCCGAACGCCCAGGAGGCCGCCTGGAGTATCTTGCCGAATACCGTATGGACGACATCCCACATACCATTGATGGCATTCTTGATAAAGGTCATCCCGCTATGCCAGAGCCCGGTAATGAAGTTGATCGTATTGCTCCAGGCCTTGTGGATAGAGCCACAGACGGAGTTCCAGACGGACTCGATCTGATGCCCGGCCGCTACCCAGAAGTTGATAAACGCGCTCCACACCCTGTGAAGGAAATTGACCGTAGCCGACCACGCATTATGAATAGCGCCGCAAGTACGGTTCCAGGCTGCCTCGATCTGGTGGCCCGCGATTACCCAGAAGTTTATGAAGGCCGACCAGGCCCGGTGAATCGAGTTCGTCATTACGGTCCAGGCCGTCGCCATTGCATGCGTTACATTGTTCCAGGTAACGGCCATCGAGTGGATGTTCTGGCTAAATCGGCCGGTCATATAAGCCGCAAGCTCCGTCAGGACCGCAAGCGCCCGGAGCACAAAGACAATCAGCTGAACGAAAAAGTTAATCAGCTTAGCAAAGGCCTGTGGGTGCTGCGAGATTGTTGTGGCTATCTGGGTGATAGCGTTTGCTATCTCACGCATCCAGCTTGACACCTGGGGCGTAATGGCATTAAGCATCGCAGCAAAGGCGACGGCGATTGCCTGAATCGACTGCTGTACCTCTGGCTGACCGAAGGCCCGGATAAACGTATCGGCAAACTGCCGGAACGGCCCGGCAATCGTATTAGCCGCGTGCTCGAATACCGGCGTCAGCTTATCCATAGTCTGCCGCGCGGTATTGAGTATGCTCTCTAGGACGTTAACCCAGGACTGCCCGATTATCTCAAGGTCCTCCATAACGCGGTCCTTGAGGCTCGTAAACGTCGCCACGACCTCGGGATTGCGGGCTGCGCCGATAGCCGCCATCCCTCCTATCATGCCGCCGAATCCCGCGACGATAAGGCCGCTTGTGGCCTCCGCAATAAACGGGAGCGCGAGCAGGCCCAGGGCTCCGGCGACGGCCATAGCCATCGGGCTCCCGGTAATCCCGCTCGCGGCCTGGCCGCCTGATCCTCCGGCTCCCGACCCAACCATCCCGATAGCACCCAGCATACGGGTGGCGAGGCCGAGCCCGGCCTGGTCGCCGGTTTGATTGGCCTCGTGCTTTAGCAGGGCCAGCTGAGCGCGGGCCTCCACCGTATTGAACCGGACATCGATATTGCCGGCCTTCCTGGAGACAACGTCAAGCTCTTTCTCCAGGACTGCGATTTCCTTTAGCGCGGCATCCGACTTAATGTCAATGCCGATCTGCTTCTGGGATAGCGCGACTAGCTTAAGGCGTATCGCCTCCACCTTGCGGTCAACCGGGGAGGAGTCGCCGTCCAGCTTGACCTTTGGAAGCGTCTTGATAGCGGCCTCAATACGCTTCTTGAATGTGTCCGCGAATGCGCCTCCGGACCTCGCTCCCTCTGCGGCCATCTCCGGCCGCTTACGGCCCATCTCATCGACAATGCCCTTGGAGAGCCTCTGGCCGTATTCCTTCCCGATCGCATCAGAGGACGGAATGAGGTCAGCCGCAAGCTTGCGGTTCCAGCCGCGAGCGTCCGGGACTACGCCAACGGCGACGGAGCCTACAAAAATCTCGTCAGCCATTTCCTCTTCCCGTCATCCGGTCTAGCACGTCCTGTACGTCCTCGTCCGGGACATCGCGCAGCCTAGGGTCTAGGGTCCGTACGATATCCAGGTTCAGGACCCTAGCGGGCTTCCTACGGCTCGCTCCGGGCCTCCGGACCGGCTCCGGCCTAGGGACCTTAGAGTCTGTCCGGCTCTGGACCTGGACCCAGGTAAGGTTGCGCACCTCGTCTATGAGTAGGGCCAGTAGCGACTCTAGGCTGGACCACGATGCGCGCTCCGGCTCGAACTCCCTGGAGAATAGCTCATCCTCCGGGATTGAATTCCGCATCGCGGTTGCCAAGGCACTCTCCGGTGGAAGATGGTCCACAAGGACCAGAAGCCGTCGCCACGATAGCCCGGCTCCCAGCTCGCGGAAGTCGGTGTGATAATAACGCTGGAGATCTGCTTCTATCTCCTCCGGGAACGCTTGCGTGAGCTGCCAGGCCTGGATGATTTTCCCATCGTCATCCGGGCCTTGTGGCCGCAGGTCTGGAAGATCGCCTCAATCTGGAAGTTCTCCAGATCAGCATCGACCCACGCGCCGAACTCCTCTTTGTCCGCGATTACCTCCTGGGCCCATTGTTCCCAGTCGCCGGTAGAGGCCGCACGCATAGCCGTACTCGACCAGGAGGCCGCGTGGCTAATGTGAATAACCACGCCGTCAATCCGGACTGATGTAGGCTCGCCCACGCGTTCCGCGCGGAGCTTATCGCCCACGAGGTCTAGGTCAAGGTCTACTTCCTCCGGGCCGTCATCCTCTAGCTCGCTGCCGAGCGGGCTGACGCTCACGTGAAGTATCCCGTCATGTCCTTGCCGTAATCGATCCACCGCTTGGCGACGTAGATAGAGCCCGATACGTTACCGGGGTACATCGTGACGGTTAGGTCCGTCCCGGTAACGTCGGCCTGCTGGATCTGGTCGTTGCCGCGAGCGGTAACCTTGACGTTGGGCGCGTACAGGCGCATCTTCTTCACGCCATCGAATGAGTCCCAGATCATCGCATAGCGGTTGTCCGCAGGCGGGTCCGGGATCGTGTAGCTGGCGATGAACGGCGTGACGGTGGCGGCCTTGAGAGGCGAGGTCGTGACCGGGAATACCGGCACGTCATCGTAAAGGCTCCGGACGTACGGATTGAGGTATTCCAGGCAGGTCATCTGGACGCTCTTGGAGCCTCCGGTCAGGATCGTCCGGATAGGCGTCAGGGTACCGGCCGCCGGAATGTCCTTGACCGTCTCGTCCAGCTTGAAGATGTAGCCGGAGGTATCGATCCACCCCATACAGTAGTAGCCGGTAAGGGTGGTGATATCCTCAAACCCGGTAACCGGGCCTGCGGTATTCTGGGCCGCGAGCCAGCAGATTACGTCTCCGGCCGCGTAGAGGAGTGAGTTGTCCTTCTGCTTTCCTGGCCCTGCGACGAGAGGGTTTACAGCGTCGAATTCCTCGACATCGTTTGACACCATTCCTCCTAGGAATGTATCTGGATCTCATAGGTTGCGGAATAACGGACGTAAGCTGGGTTCACCTCCGGGACCTGTCTTGGGCCGCTAATGACGGACGTATTCTGTATCACCCCATTCGGTACGGTCTGGCTCATGAATCCCATTACATGAGACTGGATCCTCCGCGCCGCAGAAGATATGTTCCCTGTATCGGTCTTTGGGCCGAACAAGTCAACGTCCACAATCGGACGGTCGATATAGATGTCACGGTTAGCTCCGGAGATCCGGTGGACCCGGCAGATAATCATGTCAGAGTCCCCGGCCGGGAGGACCGTAACAAAGCGAATGTCAGGCTCTAGCGGCACAAGCGCATAGAGCAGCGCTGACTCCGCGTCCGGGAAGATATTGACTATTGTCATCGGAGCCTCCGGAACGCCGCGAGCCTAAGAATGTGAATCGGCTCGCGGCCTCTATGGCCGAACTCTACCCAGTAGGCTTCCGGGGAGTCGTTGAATACAATGGCCTCCGCACGGTCGTGCGTCGCGCCTCCGTGGGCGTGGCTCCGGACGTGGAAGCTCGCCTTATAGCGTCCCCGGTGCGGGTCCTTCGCATCGTGGCTTACTGGAGCTGCCGCCTCCGCGCGAGCCCGTATGCGCTCCGCTACCTTTACCATTGCCGTTTCCATAAACGGAGCCCGGAGCATACGGCCGACTCCGATGTGATCCGGATTGTAGCGCGCGGTCACGACGAGACTCCGGTGATCTTTGACGCGCTTACCTGGACCGGCGCAGTATTCCCGGAGAATGGCGATTGCCAGGCCTGCGGGACTCCCCGGACCTCATACTCAATATCATCCACGACGATCGCATCAATATAGCTGATATCGGTACCAGCCGGGAGGAACACGGTAATGTCACTCGTCAGCCGGTCGGCAAACTGTAGCTCCTCACCGCTCCCGCCCGGCTGTACCGCGCAAGGCGAGACATTCTCCTCCACGAACGCGGTGGTGTCATTCCCGTACTCGTTCTGGCCGGAGACATAACGTCGCCGGAGCGTGACCGTCTGGCCGTAGGTAAACGGCATAACATCCTGACCTTGATCGTTCCCTGCGTCTTGCGGTAATCCGACAGGGAGGTCTTCATGCCGGCATCCACAAGCGCAGCGCTAAGCCCGGCTCCGCTTGTCCGGCGCATCGAGTAGCTATAGGCTCCAATCGATTCTGACGCGAGCGTGGCAGACATTGTCGGAGTCGCTAGCTCCGAGATAATGGCAGTACAGAGGACGGCCACAACGTCATCTGGGGATTCGACGTAGCCGTGCGATCCCACAACCCGGAAGGACCCGCCCCACCAGAGCGTCTCCTCGTACCAGAATTCAGGCAGGTTAATGATCCCGGACTGAGACGGGTTCATTACGGTGACTGTGTCGATGTCATCGAAGTGGTACCAGGTTACCGGGATATCCGGGATACCAGGGACCCCAGAGAGCGCAAGGACGGAATCCACAGAAGCCACGGGCCTCCAGGGAAGGACAATAATGCCGCCGTCCGCGTGAATGGTAATTGTGTCGGCACTGTACCAGGTAAAGTCCTCGCGGCAGTAGCGCCGGATGATTGCTGAGCCGTCGCGGAGGAGTGCGTCAACGCGCGCCATTTCCGTCTGGTTCAGGTTGCGGCCTAGCCTCGCCACGATATCATCCGGCGAGGCGAGGCTAGGCAGCGAGCCCATGAGACCTCCCTACTTGGTAGACCGGCCGGAGGACCTGCGGCTGGAGCCGGAGTCGTCCTCGTCATCGGAACTGGAGGCGACGGCCTGACGTTCCTCTTCTGCCTTCTGCCTTTCTTCAAGAATGGTCCGCTCCCACTCCGATCGCGTCATAACGGCCTCGCCGCCTTCAGCTGACGCAAGAGCCGGAGTTGAGGTCGGGTAGGCCTGCTTGACGTCAATGACGCCACCGGCCGGAGGCGCGGTGCCGACGCCAAGGACCGCGCCGAACGGCCAGCGAGCCGTAATCGCGGAGCCGGGCTGCATGATCGTGACCGGGTTGACGGTCGCGTAGGCGAGGCGCATTGTCATCCGCATCGCCACGGAGTCCTGCTGCATCAGGTTCAGGATAACGGCTCCGGCGTCATTCGAGATGACGCCTTCTGTGAACATCTTGAAGCTAATATCGCGCCGGATTCCGATGATCGACTTGGAGAAGTCGCCACCGAGCATGATCGCTCCGGTAGTCGGCATAACCCACGAGCCGTTCTTGATCTCCGGGAGCGGGTAGCCGTAGAGCGTCCCGCCCGGCCCACCGGACATATCCGGCTGGTAGATCGGGATACCCTGCGCGGAGCGGAGGCCGGAGAGCTTCCACTTCATGCCTGGCATGGCCGCGAAGCCATCCAGGGTATAGCCGGACTGGGCCATCGTCAGGCCGAGCGCGGAAACGTCCTGGCCCAGGTCCACGCCTGTGCCTTCGATGACGGAGTGCCCGGACTTGGTTGCGCCGACGAATACCGACTCACCCCAGGTCGAAGGCTTGTTGATTCCCCACAGGACGGCCGAGTCGATAAGCGCGCCCACGGCCTCCGTAATGCGAGGCTTGACCTGGTCCCACAGCGGCACGTCCGCGTCGTCCAGGTACGCTTCCGGGATCGGGACGATACAGGCCAGCTCTTCCACGACCATTACGACGTTCTTCCACGCCTGGGCCGAGGTCTGCTTCATGCCGGTGTCGCCGCCAACCCAGTAGGCGACCGGAAGAACGTCAAGAACCGGGAGCCGCTGAGTGTGGGATGAAAGGGTGGTACGCCCCATGAGCGAGAGCGCGGCCGAAGCCTGGGGCGCTTCCTGAATGATCTCTGTTGCGAGCGGCTGTGGAACGAGCGGGTCAACTCCGGCCGCTGTGCGGACTACACCCGTATTGTAAGTCGGCACTAAATGCCTTTCCGCGCAAGCGCGGGATTAAGCGCCTGCGGCTAGTCTCTCTGATAGAGAGACCGGAACCACTCGTCTGAGGTCCGGGGTTCTGCGCCTCCGGACGGAGCGGAGCCAGCTCTCATGGACTCAACCGGGCGTGCGCCGTTCCGGCCCATCCCTGGCTGCTGGAGAGACTGTTCAGTCCGCTCCCGTACGATCTGATCGGCTCGCGCCTCTGCTAGCTCTGTGGCTCTCGTTTCGATCGCCGCAGCAATAGCGGCTGCCCTATCATTGATCTCCTCGTCCGTTCCGGTCCCGAGGAAGTCAATAAGCTCTGTAGGCAGGTCATTCGTAGCGGCGGCCATAATCCGCGCGTGGTCGGCTCGCGCCTCGTCCCGCTCGCGCTTGGCCTCGTCCCGTTCGGCCTGGGCTTTCTCCAGGTCGGTCATTCCTTGCTTCTTCAGTTCCGCGAGTTCCTTTGCGGCCCTGGAATTCTCCCGCGCCCGGCTCTCATTCTTCCGGGCCATTTCCTTCCAGTGAGCTAGCTCAGCGGCGGTATCCGCTCCACCCTCATCCGTTCCGGTCAGGGTGTCTGAGCCTTCTGGGTCCGTTCCGGTTCCCTGGCTTCCATCATCGAGCTGTGCCGTTCCGGTTCCAGTCGATTCTGGGGCTGCCTCACTCATCCGAATTCTCCCTGTACATCTACGCGCGATTATAGACCTTATCCGGGCCGTTAGGAAGCCCGGCCGTTAGTGGCCCTTAGCCTTGGCGGCTGCCTCCTCTACTCCTGGGGCGTGACCCGGCCGGGCTCCGGTCGCGCGCTGATGGAGATTGGAGCAGAGTCCCTTGACGATTCCGGGACTCACATATTTACCAAGCTCCACGACGCACCGGTCAAAATCTCCGGGTACGCCCCAGCGGATCTTCGCGGCTCCGGGTCCGTGGGCCCAGTACTCCATGAGCCTCTGGGTGTTCTTAACATCCTTGGGGCTCGCTTCCCGCCCGGCTACCATAACACTGCCTCCACCAGGAGCGGACCGCAGTTAGCGGTCCGGCGTTTATTGAGGACATCCACACAGTCGACCCGCCACCAGAATGAACCAGTAAGCCCGGTATCGGCAGCAGGCACATCGAACTGTGATATTGACTGGCCCACGTTATCCGGGTCCGATACGACATCCGAGGAGTAGACCCGGACGGCCGGGTCATCGTCATCAGTATCCCGGCTGGGCTTGGTATACAACTCTGAGGTTATCCCGGTACCGTCGCTAATCTCCGGGAACCGGGCTGTCACGACAACGTCATTCCCACGCGGGAACACGAGGCCGGTCTGATCCATTAGGTCACCTCCGCGTGGAGCTTGTCTATCGTTACCCGTCCAGTCATAGCGTCCGTCTCAACGCTGGCCGGAGTCCGGCCGACCTCGACATTAGCGGATATACTGGACACGCCTATCGTAACCCGAGGACCGCTGACCACGAATACGATAGCAGTTATCTTGTCGGGTAGGGCTCCGGCGACGAACGCAGTAACCGACCCATCCGCAGACGAGGCCGCGACGGCAAGCCCGGAGAGGATGCCCAGGACGGTAACATGGCCAGAAGCTCCGGAGGCCGCGAGGCCGGAGCCCGCGAGGACGAGGACGGCCGAGACGGCACCTGACGCCGCTGAACGGGCCGTAGCGGCTCCGGAGAGCCGTCCGGCGAGTACGACCGTACCGGAGCCGGTAGAGGCCGCTAGGGAGCTTCCGGCGAGGACCCCAGTCAGGCCCATCGTCCCGGCCGCGAGCGAGGCCGCGACGGAGGATCCAGCCAGCGGCCAGGTTACCGCTCCGGTCTGGATCGCTACCGCGCCGGACCCGGCTGAGGACGAGGCCGCAGAGCCCGCAATAACTGCCGTCCGGGTTATGGTCCCGGACGCAGAAGTCTGGGCCGTAGCGGAGCCGGAGACGGCTCCCCTGAGCGCTACGGTCCCGGCCGCAGAAGAGGCCGATGACGCTGAGCCGGCCAGGGCTCCGTTGAGGCTCAGCGTCCCAGAAGCGGATGAGACCGGCAGGGAGGTCCCAGCCACTGGGTAGGTCTGGGCTCCGCTTACGATCGTGAGCGTGCCAGACCCCTGAGACGTAGTGGCGGATGCTCCCACCATTTGGGAGATGGTGCCCAGCGTTCCTGTAGCTGAGCTAGCCGAGGCAGAGGAACCCGCCACCACGCCGATTTGCCCTACAGCGCCATTAGCCGCTGAGGAAGTAATTGAAGAACCTGATATCAGGGCTGTCCGGGTAACCGTCCCATTAGCCGCAGAAGCACACGGAGCCGAACCCGCGATGACTCCATTGAGGCCCATCGTGCCGTTCGCGGACGAGGCGGACGGAGCGGAGGCTGATATCACCATCGTCTGGACGATGGACCCGGAGGCCGGAGTGGCATTTAGCGTAAGGCCTGATATCAGGGCCGTCCGGGTTACCGTACCAGCCGCACTAGACGAGGACGCTCCGGAGCCCGTCACTACCAGCGGACTGAAGTTGCCCGTGGCCGACGAGGACGAGGACCCGGAGCCCGCAATTATGGCGGTCCGGGTAATGGTCCCGTTCCCGGCCGACGCGGACGGAGCCGAGCCAGCAATGACAGTGTTCCAGGTAATCGTCCCAGAACCAGACGAGGACGACGGAGCCGAGCCCACAAGCGCGCCCAGAGTGCTGAGCGTCCCGCTCGCCGTCGCGGCCGATGCGCCGGAGCCCGACAGCTGGATCGTCTGCTGAATCAGGACGCCAAGCGTATGGCTTGTGACAGACGAGAAACAGGTCATGTTCGGAGCCGTACCCATAAGCCCGGCCGCCATACCAGACCCGTACATGAATGGGTTGGCATTCGAGTCCATAATGCCGTCAAAGCCAGCCGGTACAAATACCTTGTATGGGGCTCCGGCCGGCACACGAGCCCGGCCGATGAATATCTCATTCGCCAGGGAGGCTGTCAGGGCATTCCAGCTAATGGCCGTGGAGGCCGTTGTATTGTTCTTGCTTGACTGCTGAGTGCCGTCCCGCGCGAACGTCGATGGATATCCATTATAGAATTCAGCAAAGGTCGTGTCACAGCTAGTGGACCCAATAGTGGCGCTATAGGTAAAGTTGAGAGTCGTTGCCCCGGTCCCGGTCGATACGCCAATCCAGATATCCTGAGTATGCGGAGTGCCATTCGTGTCCGTATAGGGACCGGCGACCTTAGTCCAGCCAGAGGTAATCCCGGCCGTATCCGACACACCGCTCATATTGATCGTACTGCTCGCAGTCTTATGCGCGACGGCCAGGAGCGAGCCGACGTTGCTAACCTGAACTCCCAGCGTTCCCTGGCCGGAAGATCGCGAAACAGAATATGGATAGGCGACGGGATTAATCAATCCAGCCGGAGGAGTCGTGGACCCACCCTTCCAGCCCATTATGACGCCGCAGTAGACAATGTTAGACGGGAAGGTACAGCTTGAGGTATCAGTAAAGACTCCGGCCGTCGAGACTCCGGTGCCGTTTGTGGTTGGCGTAAGATGAGAGGAGACAAAGTGCTGGCTCTGGGAGAAGAATGTATCCGACTGGCCTATGCCAGTCATATTGGAACTCTTGCTGTAGGTACAGGTACCGGCCGTTGTCATCCAGGTCGCATAAGCCGAGATGATTACTTCATTGGGATCGGTTGGGGCAGCTGTGGTCGCGACCGATAGCGAGGTCTTGCTGGCCGCCGTAGTCCCACCGCTAAGCGTCCCGCTGATCTCGGGTATCTCGGAGGCCGCGTTGAATATCTCATAGACGATCGTCTGGCCGGTCCAGCTCGCATTGTAGGTAAAGCTAGGAGCTGGCTCAGAGGCTCCGGCTATCTTGGTCCAGACCGCGAGCCCGATCGTACTGGCCGTATTGGCCGCATCATTGCCAACCTGGAAACGGCGGGTCCAGCCAGAGGTCCCGGTGTTCTGGGCCGTGTTGAAGGCTCCGGCCGTCCCGAACCCGGCCATGACTATTGCTACCAGAAGGTTGCCTGCGGTTGGGGATGGGCCATAGTTGACCGAGCCAGGGCTAGTTCCTCGCGCCCCAGCACCCCAGCCGATAACCTGCTGATAGAATGTCATTAGGCCAGCCTAAGCGGAGTCCAGTCAATCCGCCTGATCCGGGCCTGGGAAACTCCTCCCCGCCGCGCGCAGTCGTGACAGGTAGCTCCCCCGCAGGCGACGATCGCCGCATGAATGCCACAAAGCCAGATCTCCCTGGCGTGGCTCGGAATACCACAGCTCCGCTCATAGAGGCTCGCCGGAGTCGCGCCGCAGACCGTCTCGTCCTTTCCGGTCCAGGCCCCACAGGGATGCGCGCGAGCCACCCGGAGGTCCGGGACAAGCGGGCTTATGGGGTGATCCATCTTATACCTGGCAGAGGAACCCGATACCGGCCGACCCAGTACCCGCCGCCGCCTGAAGGCTGTCACCGATCGCCGGAGTCCGCGAGGACGCGAGGAGGAACGCCGCAATACAGTTCGCGGACGTACCGGAGGCCGCGTCACAGCAGATCCCCCAGTTACAGGTTCCGGGAGCGCTCGTGAACGGTCCCCAGGTTAGCGAGGCCGTATTGTAGATGACGGACGGCGAGGCCGACGTAGCCAGAGCCGGGCCGTAGGACTGGCGCGCGTAGCCGGTCGATGTAAGGTACTCATTGATGGATGCGTCGGCCATCGTCAGGGCCGTAGAGCTAAGGACCCCAGACGTGGCCGAGGTCGATAGGGCCATGTAGACCGCGCCAATGGCCGGGCTCTGCGTCTTACGGAATACGGCCTCAAGGGCCTGCTTCTCCCCGTACTGCATAAGCTGGCCGGCTGAGAGTAGTGGCATTGTCTCCTCCTAGACTCGCGTGAAATTCGACGCGAAGTAATCGGGCTCTATTGCGGTAATGCGATTGATTCCCAGGTCATCGACCCAGGCGACGAGACGCCAGCCGGCATCGTCATCTTCCATGTACTGGACCACAGCTCCGTTCTTAAGGTCCAGGGCATGCATTTCGGCTGATAGCTCCTCACCCTTGGCCGCATGACCGTAGCCGGTCCCGGCCGGGTTATCGTGCATGAACTCGTCTCCGGGCTCTACAGCCGGAGCCTGTGGCTCTTCAGTCATAATGCGCTCACTTCCAGCTATCTGGGATATCAGCCATCCATCCACGGGCCTTAGCAACCCGCTTTATGTAGGCACGGATCTTGGCGTGCTCCTCTGGGGTATTGGGCCGGGCTCGCCCGACAGCCTTGATTGCCGATGCTAGTGAGTTATCTCCGGTCCTCCTCTCAATGGGGAATCGCGGTGCGTCCGACTGGTTCTGACTTGACGGAGGGAGTGCCCGGCCTTGCCGCTGGAGACGCTTCCTCTTTTCCAGGTCCGTTGCCATTCTGGCTCTCCCAGTACTTGTTCCATTGAGCTACTGCGGCCTTACCCCGGAATCCTCGCGTCTCACGGCCCCACGCATCCGACAGCTCCGCATTGATGGATGTCTGTCCCCGGAATACCGGCCGCGCGACACACCGGCAATGATCGTGCGCCCGGAACCCCACAGAGGCTTCTGTATAGACTCCTCCGCGCCCGGCCAGCATAGCGCAGAAGCCACAGGAGCCCGGAGTCAGGACCCGCTCCCATCCTGTAGCCTCCGGGTCCTGCGTCGCGGCCTTTGTAATCGTCTCGCGGCCACCGAGCAGGACCATCCGGGTACCGGCTCCCCGGAGCCCATCCCGCGCCATTACGGAAGCCTGGGCGGGCTCCGCGTCCTTCAGGTAATGGCGGTACATCCCGGAGCCCATCGACCCGACTACGCGAGCGAGGTACTCAGGGTCCAGGTCCGCGCCCGGAAC